TCAGACCATTTACTCTCCCATTCTAACAGCTTCGGCTTTGAGATGGAAATAGACACGGCTGGCTGCCGTGCCTATGACCGTAACTTTATTGTAGGAGGTGAACGCACACATGAAGCGCAATCCAAACCGCCCGCACCGCCGGGAGCCGTACCACTACGATGCAGAAGGAACGCTCTACATTGCCAGTATTCTATCCATTCTGCAGCACGGGCAAAGAATTCCTGTGAAAGTGCTACAGATGGTCTACCACATGCTGCTGCCATACGGCCCAAGTGGAGATACAAAGAGATGAACCGTAAAAACGAAAAAGCCGCCCTGCGTGTTACCAGCACACAGAGCAGCTCAGAGCGGGAAAGAATTGCAACGCCCTTCCCGCTCTCCATTTTACCACAACAAAAGCCAGAATGGAGGGGCAAACCGTGAAAATTTTTGATATTTTACCGCAAGGCGAGGAAAATGCGATACCCGGCAGCGAGATTGACCACTTGCTTGGCATTACACCGCGAGAGCGTCGCGCGCAGGCTTCCCGTGAGTTGGCGCAAGGTTTGATGACGTTGTACACTTCGGAGTCGCCGGGCGGCTATTTCCGTCCGTCTGACGGCGAGAAGGGCCGCGCAGAGATTAAGCGCTTCAGAGAGCGTGAAGCAGCCAGGGCGCGGGCGATCACTGAAAAAGTGCGCGCTGCTGACGCTGTTTTGAAACAGTGCGACGGTCAGACGCTGCTTGAACCGCCGGGCGAAATCTGAATTTTTAGAAAACGGAGAGGAATTTGTAAACACGGCTACGCGCGTGTATCGTGTCCATAAATTCCAGCCCGGCGGGCACATAAGGCCGTTGTCACTCTGTATGGCAGCGGCTTTTTCTGTGCCGGAGTCGTGAAACATGAGGGGGTCTGCCGGGATGGGGTAGCAAAACGCTACCCCATCGGGCAGCACTCTCTCCCCCACAAGTGGAGGATGATATGCTCAATTTTGAGCGCATCTTTCGGCACGACTGCCGAATATTGGCTACTAAAATTTTAGTAAGCGATTTTTACCCGCTTTATGGGGAAGCATCGACACAAGTGTCGATGACGTGCACACGTCTGTGCATGTTTCCCCAGCTTGTTGGGGAAATCCTTCGTCACGAGTGGCAGCGTCGCAGCATGTTGCGATGTTTTTTCCGATTTTTCGGAAAAATCCGAAAAACTCACGGCGCACATTTTTGATCTCCGTCCCCACAAGTGGGTACGCCTAAAAATGGGTACCCCCGCAACGGCCTAAATTCGGGTGAGGTGTGCCAGACTCATCCCATCGCTTAAAGGGTGTCACGTTTCCTGACTCCCCTTGACGGCTAAATTTTAAGCTTTCCTGCCTAGTAGCCGATTTTTCGGCCACTAAACAATATCCTCTGGCAGCTGAATTTTCAGCCGCCGGTTACACTCTACTACTTCCCGGCGGTGCGTAACGAAACGGTATGCACCTCAAAGTCTGCAAATCACCACGCCAGACAGTACGCTGCTGGCACTCCCTGAAACGGGGTGTACCAATATACCTGCAGACAGTGGATCATCTGCAAGGGGGACGGCGTTTTACCGTATCCCTGTGCAGGTGATTTCCCATCAGTGGGTAGATCAACCGCCCCGCTGCCCTATTTCAGAGCGTACGGTGTCCCAAAGTAAAGCCTGCTTGCAAGGGGTGAACGAATCGTTTTTTCCCCCCTCTGTCAAAACGACAGACCAGCCAGGCGGGGCGTCGCATTTCACGACACCCCTAGACCCCGTTCCGTTTTGGAACCTTCATCTGGTGGCCGAAAATCAGGCTACCAAAGATCACAGCGCAGTTTTGCGCGCTGATTTCCAAGCCGCTGCATATCCGCCGGGGTATCCCCAGTTTTGGGGAGACCTAGAGCATCTCAACAGTGTTACGGGATATTTTTCGCTCAGACACAGCATAGAAAATAAACTGCCATTCGCTTTTTCTATGCAGTCAAGCATGATATAATAGAGATATAAATCGGACTTCATTCACATTTCCGGGATTGGCCGGACAATTTTGTCCCACCAATGAACCGGCGCAAATTTGAGCGGGTTGGAAAGGTTGTGTCCCAAAATGGACAGCCCCCGGCGACCTGCGGTTATTGGTTCCCGATTTTTGAGAAACCAATGTTGTGTGCTCATTTTTGAGCGGGCAATCTCGCTTTTCAGATCTGGAAGGCAAACGGTCGACAGTTTTATTCACCGTGCAACGCGGTCAAAAATGGCCGGGTTCAAAACGGCTCCCCTGTTTTGGGGTTATGGTCAGGGCCGATTTTTCGGCTGTGCGGGGTCTGCGAAGTTTTGCGCATACTCTGGGGTGTCGTTAATTTTGACGAGACCCGGTGAAGGGGGTCCTGTCAGGATGGACACCCCGGCGGAGAATCCTGTCGCGGTTTGCTACACTATTTCACGAATGCCCAAAATGGCACCCGTCAGAACAAACAGGGGCCGCAATCTGGTTACGACCCTATTGCTCAAAAATGAGCGAAAGTACTACCTTCCTAAAATGGAAAATAGGTTTCGCTTCTCGTTTTCGGGAAGCGAGAGGACATGGCCCTTTTCCACACTTGTGCGGAATTCGCGGCAGAACGAATAAAAAGACTATCACACAAAATTGTGCAATAGGCTACGCGGGTAGATATGCGCAAAACTACGCACATCTTTGGTCAGCACTGAAAATTGAGTTTTGATAGCCCCGGCGGTTTTTTCGATTTTTGAGAAAAACCTCTCAAGACAAAGGAGAGCGGAAAAATCCGCCGTCAACTGGCAGCGGATTTTTCCGCCACGAAAAGGACAGCCCAAAATTGGGCTGTCCCAGAAAACAGACCTCTCCAATTTTGGGGAGATGTGTCCAGCTTTGGACTGATCTATGCGCCGCCGGGGTGCTCAAAAAAGCTATTGGACAAAAATGACCAAAACCTCCAAGCGGCGGTGAAGCGGTGAAAAAAATGGCTTTTTCGCAGTTTTGAGCTTGAGTAAAAGGTGGGTGCTGAATCGCCACCCTGCTCGTGAATGTGCGGATTTGTACGACATAAAAAAGGGCACAGCAAAGTGACATCAAATAGCATTTTATTGTCATAGGATCTGTTTAATAGTACAATAAGAGCGTATGACGGCCACACGAGCCGCTATGCGCTCTTATTGCACATTACTGCACACATAAAAAAGAAGTCTGTGCGAATCAGTGCGACATAAAAAAGAACGTGTTCCGCCGGGTGATTTTGCTTTGCTCTCGGCACCTGTTTCTCTTTATGTTTCAATCGATTTATGGTATAATATTCACATGGAAATCCGTTTTATTGTGCTTATAATCCAATCGAATCAGAGGTGATTTTCATTGGCAACGATAACCGAGAAACTTGTTCTGAAAGATGTGTTTTCAGAAACGTTTGCACGATATATCAAGGCCGCTCAAAAGGCAGCGTCTGCAACTGCTGATGCTCAAAAGGCACTTTATGGGTTTATGGCCGCCAGCCAGATCACAGCCGCTCAACAGCATGCCTCTACTACGGCTGCCCAGCAGAACGCCGGTGCCCAGGAACAGGCCGCACAGGATATGACAGCTGCCCACCAAGCCGCCGAAGCGCTGACCCAAACGCTGGGCGCACTCACACAGGCGGCAGAGAGCACTGCCGCCGCCCAAGCCTCTGTGGCTGATTCTGCACAGCACACGGCGGTTAGCCTGACCGCAGCAGCAGAAGCCGCCACGAAGAGCACAGAGGCCATGAATAACGCAGCCCGGCACAGCCAGCGTTTCCGTAGTGAAACCCATCTTGCAACGCAGGCTGCCAGCGGCATGGTTCAGGAACTGAAGCGGCTGGCAAGTGCATACCTCAGCATTCAAGGTCTCAAAAAAGCCGTTGATCTGTCTGATAGCTTGGTCTCCATGCGCGCCCGTCTCGACCGCATGAACGACGGTCTGCAAACCACGCAGGAACTGGAAACAATGATCTACCAGTCCGCCCAGCGCTCCCGGGGCAGCTTCACCGACACGATGGGGCTGGTCTCCCAGATGGGCACGATGGCCGGGGATGCGTTCAACAGTTCTAAAGAGATCGTGCAGTTCGCAGAGCAGCTGAACAAGCAGCTGGCCCTTTCCGGCGCGTCCGGTTCGTCTGCGCAGGCCGCGATCCTTCAGCTGGAACAGGGCCTTGCATCCGGCGTTCTGCGCGGCGACGAGCTGAACAGCGTCATGGAACAGGCCCCGGCCCTTGCAAAGTCCATTGCGGACTATATGCAGGTCAGCGTGGGCAAGCTGCGCGAGATGGGCTCTCAGGGCCAGATCACTGCCGACATCGTGAAAAACGCTCTGTTCGATGCAGCACAAAAGACAAACGAAGAGTTTGAAAAGACCCCGATGACCTGGGCGCAGGTCTGGACGGTGGCAAGCAATACCGCCGTCCGGGCACTTGACCCACTGCTGACGGCAATCAACTGGGTGGCAAACAATCTGGAAACCATCGGCCCAATTATTTTAAGCGTTGGAGCGGCTTTTGGTGCGTTCGAGACATTGACACATCTGACCCAGGCATGGACGGTTGCCATTACCGCAGCAAAAACGGCACTTGCTCTAATTGGGCCGCAGGGCTTTGCAATCGCCGCGCTGGCAGGAATTATCTATGGCGCATCTGGCTCCTTTATGGAGTTTGCAAGTTCTGCACAAAATGCGGCTGGCATGGTCTTTGGAAGTTTTGCCGCATTGGAGGCCTGGTTTTACAATTCGTTTGCCGTCCCACTGATGACAATGTTTGCAGCAGCAGGAAACTTTGTACGAAATGTGTTCAATGATCCGGTACAGTCCATCGAATATCTATTCTATGACCTTGAAATCTCCGTTCTGAAAGTATTCCGAAATATCGCCGATGGTGCCGGAAAACTGCTTGCCTTGATTCCAGGGTGGGAGAACAACATTGTAACAAACTTTGCAAGTTTTATTGATGAAAAAATTTCACGAACCTCTTATGATCTTCAGTATGCCAAGAGGGCTGGAGGCTATAAAACTTACTATAATGCTCCCAAAGAAATTGATTTGGGAAAAGCGTACCAGACCGGATATAATTTCGGTTCCAATCTGGATATCGCTGGCATTTTCGGAAAGACGGGCAATGTGGGAACCATTGAAATCCCGCAGGCGGCCAATATTACGGATTTGCTTTCCAACATCAACAAGAACACTGGGAAAATTGCCAAAACGGTGGATATGTCTGATGAGCAAATCAAAATGCTGGTAGATGTGGCAGAACGCAAGTACGTCAATAACTATAATCGAAGCGACCAAGTACAGCAGATGTTCAATATCAACGGCCAGAATACCGGCAACACGAAGCAAGATGCTCAGGCAATTGCAGATATTTTGCGGGATAAGCTAGTTGATCTAATGAATGCAGGTAGTAACGTCACTGTTGGATAAAACGAACCTCAAATTTCATCATGGCGCTTCAAAGCGGCGGTAAAGCGCTGATAATCAAAACGCATCGTTTTAAGAAGTCGCAAAATTGCGCACTAAAAAAGGGCCTCTGTTTTGCGGCTGAACACTTCAAATGTTGAAAAAAGTTGACCGAAAAAAGAGGTGCTGAAATGAAGGAAAATCGGCCAAATCAAACCGACCAGCAGGCCACCAACGCAGCCCTCGCCGCTCTGGCCGCCGCCGGGAACAGCTTTGCACTGGGCCAGCTATGGGAAGTAAACAAGGGCTTTCTGCACCGGCTGTTCTGGCAATAGTACAGCCAAAACAAGGCCGTTGCAGACAATGCAGGTTTGACGCTGGAAGATTTTGACCAGGAGGCATTCTTTGCCGTTCAGGCCACTGCCATAGCCTACACCCCAAAGAAAGGCGCATTCACGACCCTGTTGTATTACTACGTGCAAAGTCAGATCAATAAGGCCGTATTCGGCGAACACCGGCGCAACATCACCACCGAGGACGGCAGGCGGGTGGCCGTGTCTGCCAACCCTCTGAACGACTGTACAAGCCTTGATGCACCCTTAGACGGTAAGGATAAGGGCAGCAGCACCAAAGGGGAGACCATCGAAGACCCGGCGGCTACACAGGCATTCCAGACCGCCGAGGATGATCTATACACCGAAGAGCTGCACAATGCCCTTGAAGACGCTATGACAAAGATCCTGACCGATCAGGAAGCCCACGTTTTGCGCCGCCGGTATTATGACAGTCAGACCTTACGGGCCATCGGTGAAGAACTTGGAGTGCATTGTGAGCGAATCCGGCAAATAGAGAGGAAGGCTTGCCGGAAGCTGTCTGGCCTGTCCTCTATCCAACGTTGGCATGATGACGTAATCACAACAAGAGCGTGGCGCGGCACTGGCTGGAACGCATGGAGCCGCTACGGCAGCGTTCAGGAGCGCACCGCGGAATATCTGGAAGAGAAAGAAGAAGAACGCTTTAACTACTACGCATGGCGTGATCAGATGATTCGGGAACACTACGCAGACCTTGAAGCAGCTGGTTATTTTGACCGCCACCCGGAATGGCGGGCCAACCTAGAACCCCGGACGGATCTCAAAGAATCCACCCCCGACGGGCAAAGCGGTCAAAAATGACCGTGTTCAAAACCACTTCCCTGATCCAGGGTGATAGTCGTGGCTGAAAATCCAGCCGCCAGATCGCCGAGAACTTCGGCAAGAGCCACGACAACGTTCTCAAGGGCATTGAGAACCTGATTGGGGGTCTCGTTAAAATTAACGACACCCCGGGTCTGCTCAAAAATGAGCATACCCCCATGTTCTACAAAACCGAGTACACCCACGAGCAGAATGGTCAGACCTACCCCATGTACCTGATGAACCGAGGCAAGCAGTGCGCCGTGGTACCAACATAGGCGCTGCAAGCAGTGTCTTTGTATGTACAAAGCCCCTTGCCTTGCAAGGACTTGTTGGGCAGCATCCCAGACCCTTTGAACGTGCAGCACCCGCCGGGCGCAGCACTTCAGCTACACGATTCTGTTGACCTCAGCAAAATCGCTGCATGACAAAGCCCCCAGACCGCGACAGCGCGTGTCTGAGGGCTTTGCTTCTTTCTGTGGGTGTTTTCCTTGCCGTGGGTTCTATCCTCGCTCAGGCAGCCCCGGCGGGGGCTACTACGCTGCACAGTCGGGATTTCTATCCACGCCCCATACAAGGGGCGACTATTTATGCTGCACAATCCGGGAAGTTCACAACGGTGATCTCTGCCACGGCCTTTTCGACCGTCTGCAAGATATGTTCTATCTTCTCCACAGTGTCAGCTGACAGAACCACCTCGCCGCACTGTTCACATTTCAGGCAGGGCACGTTCTTGATGACCACGACACAGTTCTTCAGCTGAACTGCGTGAATGGTCGTGCCGGGCTTCATTTCGCCCTTGCAAAGTAGACAAGTCATGTATGCCCTACTCCTTCAGCTTCTTCTTTTCCTGTTCACGTTCCAGCTGCCTGATACTCTTTTCAGGCGTGGGAAGGTCTTCGGGCATTGTGCCGCCCAGATCCTTGATGGTCTGGCGTACCTTTGCGCCTACCTGATAATGCACCTGATTGGCTGCTGCCTTGCCCTGAACATTGTCCCGGCGGAGCTTTTCGTCTGTCTGCGTGGCACGGAAAAGATTGGCCGCAAGTTCTGTGCTGCCCATGTGGTCAAGAATCTTCTGGCTCTTTTTCAACCCCTTACGGGTGTGAATTTCCTTCATTCCAAGACCACCGTACAGACCTTTGTACCCGCTATTCTGGAATACTGCGTAGTCAAGCGGACTTTCCACACCAGCCATCTGTGCGGCCTCCGCTAACGACTTGTTGTGCTCAATCATTTCATGTCGGATTGCAATTCGCTTTTGATCTTCAGAAAGCTGATCGTATCCCTCAACCAGTTCTTGCTGGCGTGTTTTTACTGCAAAGTAGGTTTGACCAACTGCAACAACTTCTTTACGCGGGTCACCGTTTTGGACAATCATATAGCATGCATAACGAGAAAGCATCATGTCATCTACGGTTTTATGCGTTGCTCCTGCTTCCACGATTTTGTTGACGTCAACAAAATCGCCTTCCGGGTCTAATCCGCTATTGGCACAAGCCATTTTTGCTTTATCAATCACTGTTGAGAAATTACGCCACTCTGTGTACTCCAAAACTTTTTGAAGCTCACGGGCAAACCAAAATTCTTCTCCATCTTCTGTATAGTGCTTGATACTCTCGAACGTCTGTTCACTGTATTTCTGAATGTCGGCCATTTTCACACTTCCTTCCATTTACTCCCCGGCGGTGTCCTCTGTGGGCACATGTT